GCGCCGAAAATAGTCCATGCACTTTTGTATCTGCTCCGGCGTTGCCGCCGTGTCATACTCCGTGGCGAGTCGTAGGACTGTGGATACGTCCATCAACTCATCCTCCGTCATGGTGTTGTCGCTGCGGCGCGGCAGGGCGTTGTGGACCGTAATTGGCACAGAGACATAGGGGCATCCCTTTGTAGTGCATTTTACCCAACTCTCAAAGATGTGTTGTTCGCACGCCCCGCCGCAGAGCGGGCACGGCTTAAGCGGTTCCATCGGCGGACTCCTCTTCGTACATAAATTGCCTTGCAATTTCGCAAAGCGCCACGAACACGGCATCTTTATCACGCTCCAGATTTCCCAACTGCGCATAAGGCACGAGGTCAGGGTGAATCTTCTTCTCCCTGTCGTACTTCTCCCCATGTACCCAGCCCATCGCAAAGTACGCCTGCATCCAACTGCCGTGTAGTTCCTCTGGTGAGTTGGACCGATGTGGTCCGCACTGCCGCTCGATCACCTTGAGGAATTGAGTACAAAAAGCTTCCTCTCGCACGGCCCAAGGGACCGGGACTATCGGCGCTTGGGATGCGATTGCCGCAAGACGGGCGGCGTCATAAATGAATATTGCCCTACGTTCCGTCAGGTCCATCGCTTGCCTCCTTGTACTTTTCGCGGTGCTCGCGGATGCGCTCGATGCACTGGTTTTTATAACTACGCTCTGCCTCTCGGACAGAATCGGCGCTCCACCCGGAAAATAAGGCTCCTATCTCCGGCATCGCCGCCTCAGCCGCCGCGAGTTGCGCCGTGAGCGCGTCCACCTGCGCTTGCAGGCGGGCGACGCTGGCGTTGTGCTTTTCGGCCAATAGACTCGCAACTGCCTTGTGGCTAAAATACGCACAGATCGTTTCTTTTGTTATGCTATGAACGACCTTGCCCCAATATGGATATTCATCTTGATACTGAGCTTCCCACCGTTCGCTCTCCGGCACGGGCGCGGGGACGTAGCCGGTACCACGGCAATTCTCACACCTATCTCTTGTGCATTGTTCCCCATCATCATGTTCTTGCCAGCCGTTTTCGCACTCCGGGCACTTGATGAACAGTTCGCTCATGGCTTCACCCCGCCGCGAGCGCGGCCAGACCACGCCGAAGTTCCGAGCGATTGCCTGAGCCTGCCAGTTGCCTCTCCTCGAAATCTACGAGTGTCTGAATCAGCCGCCGCAGCACGTCGCGGTCGCGGGCCTGAGCGGTCGCCAGCGCCTCGTCGCGGTCCTCGGATTCACGCTCGACGGTGTTGATGGCACGGGCAAGGTCATCCAACCGCTTTTCCAGTTCCCGGAACTCCACCATCGTCGGTGCTGTGACTCCCGCGTCGGCGGCTTCCAGCGCGTCCCATTCCGATTGCGGCACCTCCGCCGCAAGCTTCCGTAGCACCTGCTCGATAGGCTCGGTGGGCTTGTCGGCCTCGTCCACCTGTGGTGCATCCTCCGGTATCTCGCATTTGATCCATCCAGGCGCTACGCGGTCGAGAAAACCGCTCATGGCATCACAATCGTAATCGGTATCGTCGCCATAGATAGCGGCGTTGAACGCATACCGTTCGTGCTCCGTCATGGGCGGCGCGATGAGATTGTCCACCTGCGCCGCTGGACCAAGATCGCGGTTGTGGGCGTCGGCTATCCATTCGCAGACAATTCGCGTCATCCTGATGCCAGAGTGAACGCTTACTCCGTCCTCGCGACTGAGAATATATGCGTCGCCATCTTTTTTTGCTTCCCACTGTCGCCCCGGCAAGATGCCCTGCGCGGCGAGTTGCGCCTTGAGGTCGGCGACTTCGGCCTTCCAGAATTCGGCCTGGTACTTGATGAACTGTCGGCGATCTTCAGCCAGGGCCTCGGCATCCGCCTTGCCCTTCCGCAGCGCGGCCAACTCAGCGCGGGCCTGCTGTGCCATCGCTCGCCATTCTCTCGCCCGCAAGTCGGTGTAATTCCTACACATCACGTCGACTTCGGTGCATAACCGCTCAATCGCGCCCGAAGCAGACGCAGGGGCGATGTCGCGCCAGCCGTCGTATCCGCTCCCACTCCAACGGCACCCTGTATCATCCATCCATGCCTCGTCTTTCCAGGCGCGTATGCCAACGCTGCGACCATCTGTCGAGACTCGCAGCTCCACTTTCCGCCCGTCCCTCGGCGCGGTCTCCATCGGCTTGAACTCGTTGCTCATCGCGTTTCCTCCATTTTCTCGTCGTAAACGAAAATCGCAACCGTCACACAACGTTTCGGCACGTCATCCAAAGATGCTTCGGCGTGTTTCTCCAGGGCGCGTGCTTCCGCCATGAGTGAACTCACCACCCATGCGCTTGAGTCAGATGCGTTAATTATTATCTTCGTCTGTCCGCTGTGATTCATCGCGTTCCTCCTTCTATTGGCGTAAGCGTCACCTCTACTCGCGGCTCGCCGCCGGTCCATTCGCCGCGTTCCCCGCTGTGTTTGTATATCGCGCAATCATTGTTGATGAGGCCGCTCTTTTCCAGCGCATCGAATAGCGCCTCTTCGTGGTTGTGGCAGTCGCTGTGATTCCACCTTGGCTTATAGACGACGTAGGACACGTTGAGCTGCGCCCACGGGGCGTAGGCCCACGCCCATTCCGTCTTGTGCGCCAGAACTTGCGCCGTCAACTCTCCCATGCGGTTCCGCGTCCCCACCACCTGCTGATACCAGGCCCGCGCTTCCGTGGTGCTGAACGTGCGCGGCGTCCCTTTCTCGTGGTGGATCGCCGGAACGTGCAGCGCGTTCTTGGACGGCGGCAGCGGCAACGTGATGCGGATGGCCGTCGCCGCGATGCCGGGGTCAGGCGAAAGGGTGGTCATGCTAATTCTCCAAACATCAACTGGTTCTCCATCGGCTTCGTCTGTGCTACGCATATCGTGTCGTTATGCCCGCCGCCGTGCTGGACAAGCATGATCTCGTGTGTTTCCCACTCGCGCCCCATGCCGCACGACTGCCAGCCGAACGAGAGCGCCACGCCTCCAGGAGCGAGCAAACGCGAGAGGACCGGCTTCACGCGACTGCGTAACGCGGCATCTTGCGTGTCTGCCATTGTCGCCTTGCGCCCTATTTGCTGATAGCACTCGGAAATCTGGCGCGGTGAATAGGGCGGATCGAATAAGACAGCGTTGGCCCTGCCCTCGTACTCCGGCAAAAGGCTTTCAAGCCATGCGACCGCGTCTATGCCGCCTTGCCCCAAGTCATTCCGCAGGTGCGCCCGCGTCGATTGCCCCGCGAACGGGTCCACGATCAATTTCTTTCCCTCAAGCCAGCGGTCACAGAACTCAGCGATTGGTGGAATTGAAAACGTCCAGCGCGACGGCATAGCCCACTCAACCGAGAAGCGCAAGCGAAGCTCCGCGATGCCCGGGTCAGGCGCGGTCACTTGCATCCTCCTTTGCACTTCGCGCCGTCCAGCTCTTGCGGGAAGCGGTAGCGCCCGCAGACCGTACAAGTCTTTTGCCGCAACCCCGCCTTGTCCTGCACCCGCGCCCACTCATGCCAATCGAGATAGCCGGTAGGCGGCGGAACGCCGGGGCTGAACGAGTCCACAAAATCGACGCGCCGGTTGTCGATGCGTTCGTCGGTCATGGTTTCCCTCCGTTGAATATTCTCGTGAACTCATGCAGTGCTCGCTCGGCCACAATCTCAGCGTAAGCCGCTATCGCGTAAGAGACTGCCATGCGATCTGATGCATCACGCCAAATCCTATCTGGCGGATGTGACGCCGCGGCACAAAAGGCTTTCGTCCATACTTCTTCTGGTGTCATGGCTTACCCTCCGCTGTCCGTCCGCAGGCTGAGTTTCACGTCGGGCTTCACCTCCGCCGCACCTCGGGCACGATGCCTTGCTGCATTCGCAACTTGGTTCGCACGTCCCGCCAGGTCCATGCGGGCGACATCTCGTTCCACGTGGCCGCGATGAAACGGTAGCAGCCGCGCACGGCATCCGAATTACGGTTGTAGGATACTTCGACCGGCTCAATAGCCGCTCCATTGATGTCCAAACACCACGTCCAGTTGTCTTGGCCCAACGGTATGATTGTGATTTTCACTTCGCCACCTCCAGTCCGTCAGTCAGCAGCGGCCCGCCAGCGCGAGTCCGCTTCGCCTTCTCCATGTGATGTTCTCGATCATGCGCCAAGTGGCAGCGCTGGCACAGAAACGCCAGGTTCTCATCCCGATCGTCGCGACTGTCGTGGTTTAGGTGCGCGACGGTGCAGACGATGGTGAGCAACCGGTGGTTGGCCTCAATCACGAAGTCGGGAATGTAACGATCTCCATCCTCTTCCCAAAACGCTCCGTCCCGCGGATCGCGGAAGCCAACCGCGTGATTCTTCACCAAACACCGCTCGCACCTATCGTGCGCCCGCGCCCGAATACGCAGGACCACCTCAGAACGGAAGTTGGAATTGTAGTCTCGCTGATAGTCACACGGCATGGCGCAACTCCAGGTCCTTCATCCGCTTCCGCAGCGCCGCCGCATCCTCTTCCAGCGATTCGGCGCGTTTCAGTTCGCCCTGGAGTTCGTACTGGACGCTCGCCAGCCACCGCAACGCGGATTTCAGCGCGGCCCGCTCGGTGCGCCGGATGCTGCGCTCAGGGCAGTCCCGGTTCCGGTGGACCGCGATTAATTCTACCAGCCTGCGTCCATTTACGCTCCGTGACTCTACCAGCGCGACCGGTCTGTAACACGGGTCATTCATCGTGCCTTCGCCATTCTCGTTGCCCGCGATGTCCCCGGCCCATAGCACGCTGGCAGCGTACACGTGCTTGTGACGTTGAATATAAACGATGTCGCCGATCTTCATTTCTCTATCTCCTCCTGCACTCTGGCGATGTAGTTGCACATGCGCTGTACGCTTTTCAAGTGCTCCCACACGGTACGGCAGCCCCGATAATTGGCCTGCTCATCCGGCGTCATGCGGAGCCGCGCCTTGAGGGCTTCCGTATTCGCGTCGATATCGGAGCGTGTTCCCACCACGCCGCCGTACACGGGTCTTGGCCCTTGGGTCCGCATTTCCCTTCGCAACGTTAAATCCTTATTCCGGTCCCTCATGGTTTCGCCGCCACCAGCACGCGCAAAAGCACCGCGTCAACGATGTCTAATTCAGACAAATCCTCGTCTTTAAGTTGGCGCTTCAACTTTTTGGCTTCCTTGGGGGCCAACTGGATCGTCACGGTGCCGGGCGCGGGCTTCGGCTGCTCAACCGCGGCCAGGCGCTTCTCGTGCTCCTCGACCATCTGCCGCCACTTGTCGGTCTCTTCCATCCATCTGTCGAAATCGTGTAAACAGATGTGCATGTTCCCCTCCTGTTGTGTTCCTGTCTCTTGTCGGCGGCGCTTGGGGATAGTTTGAGGGGCCGTCCGCAGCGGCCCAATCCCCAAGCCTGGACTCCGTACAGTCGGGCGGGAGGCACCCGAACCGCCGACGAGAATCAGGAAAACCCGGCGGGCGCGTCGCCGGGCTGCTTTCCGGTTTGTTGTTGGACTCCCACGCGCCGGGTGTTGATGCTCCTCCTCTCAGGCAGGATCGGCCCCGGAGGCCCTTACTTCGCCAGCGCCAGCGCGGCGCGGGCTTGCCGTTCCGCTAAAAGCGCAAGTCCCGGTGCGTATGATTGCGTCGTGTCATTCGCTTCCAGCATCGCCTCCAGCGCGGCTACCAGCGCGTCGTGGGCGTTGCAACGCTGCACTACCACCTCGGCGAACAGGGTTGGCATCACCGCATGGTACGACCCGTTATCAAAATCCCATGCAACGCCTCTGTGGTCGCCGTAATCGCCGGATGTAATTCGGAACTGCTTGCTCATCGCTTTCCCTTTCACTTTGCCACCCCCGGCGATGGCCGCATTGGGTCGTACCACAGTTCAAAACTATCAAGGACGCGCCTCCAGCGGTATCCGTCGCATTCCGCATCTGCGAAGCACTGTTCGATGGACTCTCGCAATTCCTCGCACTCAGGCGTATGGCGCATTTGGACGGCACATTCCGCCAACAGTCCAAGCACTCCTCCGTATCGCATCTGTAACGTCTTTTTCACTTCGCCACCCCCAGGGTATTGACCGCCGCCCACGCCAGCGTATTTAGCAATCGGCAGATAGGGTCCAGATTGACAGTACATTCACTGTGGAACATATAGTTGTAATCGCCCAAGGGCTCGTTGCCATATTCATCAAGAATCTCGTACCCGCCTTGCTCTAAATCTCGGACGACAAGATACTTAGACATTCTCCCCTCCCGCTACCGTGCGAAAAGAATACGAAATGCTATGAGGCATAAGTTCGTCAGGAATCCAAGCCACTTCGAGTTTCTCGCTTTGGAATAGATTCTCCAAAAGACACGTTGCGTCAGCGTGATTCATGGCTAAAATCTTCCGTTCGGGCCACCGCATCATGTCCACGCCCTTGAACTCGCTGAGGTCATTTCCCATTAAACCCGACAGAAACCCAAGCTTCTTCATGTCTTGATCGAATGGACGGATGCCCCATTGGCACTGTTTTTCCGGGCATCGTTCAAGCATTCCGAAATGCGATTTTAATTCCTGATAGCGTTTTTCCTGCCATTCGCTACGCCCGAACTGAGTTCTCCCCAAGCTGTCGAGGTGTGTGAACTCGTTGCGAAGCGATGCCGTGACAAAAAACGCCGCCGCTTCCGGCCATTGCCTTCGGAACTCCTCGTAATCCGATCCGTGAATGTAAGTCCAGTCCACCATTTTGCCTCCACTTCTCATATCAAAGTATTGCCTGCGCCGCCGCCCACGCCAGCGCCGCGCCCAGCAGCACGCCGGGGAGCAGGATGCGGTAGAGGAACCAGAGGGTGTCGATCACGTCAGCCCATGCTCCTTGGCAATCTCCGATTCTGTTTCACAGAGCTCAGGGTGTTTCTTCGTAACCCACTCATTGAATGCCGCCTTTGCATCAATCTCGCGCTCTTGACTGCGGATCAGTAAGTAAACCGCTTGTCCATTCCACCGGCGCGTTTCGTTCCAATATTCTCGCAAAATAGGTATCCATTTAGGCTTGATGTTGCACCGCGGAGGATTGATCTCTCGTTCGTATGCGCCGTCAACATCGCCGCATAACTGGTACGGCGTGCCGCAGGCAACGCAGACGGCTTCGCCATGCACGTCTCCCCAACTGCAGCACAAGTCTTGATCGCATATAACGCACTGTGGCATCAAAGTAAGCTCCCTTGCCCCGTCGGCTCCGGCTCGCCCTGCCGCTTCAACATGGTCTCCAGAGCCTCCGCCGTGCCTTTGAAACCGGCGTGCTTCTCCACCAGCGGGCGCAAGAACTGGTCAACCAGGCCGTCCACGGGCGGGTCGAGCTGCCTCGCCAGCGTCCGCAGTTGCTCCTTTTCCTTGGGTGCAACGGACTCCCAATGACTCGGCAGGTCGTACTCCTGGGTCGGGGCGGAAACGCTGGACTCGGCCTCGACCGGGCGTGTGCGCGTGCTCTGGCGTCCCGCGGGCGGGGCTGCCGGCGGCTCCGGCTCAAGGTGGCCCTCCACGTCGATTACCGTTGTCAGGTCGTCGCCAATCGCCAGATGCCCGCCGCGTTCGTGCAGTTCCTCAATCATCATCGCGCGCCCCAAGCGGTCTGTCATGGGGACGTTCTTCGTGCGGCGGATCGGTGTCTTGAGCGCCATTTCGGGCTTGCTCGTGGCCCATGCGTTGCGGTCCGCGTTCTTCTTGCTGCGATTGATCTGGTTCTCTGCCAATCGGTCGATCTCGGCCCACGGGATGATGCGGCTGCAAGTGCTTCCCCCGTTGCGTAGTTGCCACGTCGCATAGACGGCAACGGGATTGCCGCGCGTCTTCTCATCAAAGATAATCTCATGCTCAATGCGCGGGTTGCTGCCACCATAGGCCGTGAACTTCTCGTTTTCATAGACGATGAACGGATGAACCGAAAGCACGTCGGGATGCTCCAGCGCAAGCTCGATGATCCCCCGGTAGCCGATGATGGGCGTGGCGATCTTGGCGAAGGGCACAAAATACATGTGGCCCAACGCGCTGCCTACTCGTAAGTTCAGCTCCAGGGACGTGCAGAGGCACGTGAACAGGCTTTCCGTCGTACACTCCGCAAGCGCTGGCGTCCGCTGTACCTCCTCCACAGCGGCGCGTACCAGCTCGGCCCGCCGCTGGTCATTCGGGCAAACCGCAGAGGCGTAACCCTTTTTCATCATTGCCAGTTGCGCCAACAAGGTCGGCGCGGTGATGCCCTTGTTAGATTCGATCAGCAATTTCTTGGCAGCGTCAATTAATCCCGGTTCACTCATCGCTTTCCCCCTTCTCGCTCTTGAGTTTAAGATGCTGCTCGACGCGCTTGTGTAACGCGCCGTGTTTTTCCAACGAGGCAATGAGCTCACGCACGCGGGTAGCGCCTTGGCGGGGCGCGGCTGTCTCGCGGACGATTTTCTCAACCGCACCCTTGGATACAGTTGCCAACTTCCAGATCGCAGAAAAGTCAATCATCAGCTCGTTTAGAACTGGGCCAAGATTATCCACGAGCAACGGTAATGCCTTCTCGACCTGCTTCAACTCCACGTCGCCCTTGCTCCCGCCTTCGGCTTGCAGGACCGCCCGCGCCGCGACTTCCGCGTTGGTAAGCAGCCGCTTTGCCAGTTTGAGGTTGCGGATGGTTGCGGTGAACGCACTCGGTTCCATGACGGTCAGTTTTCCGATCATCGTTTCGACGGTGATTTCCCCTGCATCCGAGAATGGGATCAGGCTCTTGCGAATCGCGGGGCAGACCGCCGCCGCCCGACAGTGGGAACAATGCGGGCCGGTAGTCGCTGTCCGATCGCCGCTCTTCACGTCGTCCATCATCTTCTCGATGACGTTTCCCCAGAAGCGGTCGATGTCCCGGAATGTCACCGTCTGACAGACGTATTCGCCAGAGCGCGGGAAGGCGGCGAACAGATACACCGGCATGGCAGGGTCAGTTCCCGGCGGCATGTCATAGGCGATAAGGCCAGCGTAGAATCGGCACTGCCAGAAGGTTGCCGCCTCATCCTCGATGCGTCCGGTTTTCCAGTCCAGTACGGCCAGGTAGTCGTCCCCGCCCGCCGATGTGCCAATGTCGGCCAGGTCGCATGTCCCGGTGTTGCCGCCCGCCTCAAACGCCACTTCGCATTGCGGCTGCGGAAACCACTTGCTGACTTCCCGCCAGATGGATGCGATGCCCGCGTTCACCACCGAGCGGTCAACATCGTCGCCCCGGTACTGCTCGCCGGTCTCAACGTGCTTTCGAGCATCGGCATGGTAGAGGGTGCCAGCGTCCGCTTCCGGCGACGTGTTCGCCGGGCAGTCTGAATACAGGTGGTTCGCCAGGGCGCAGTTGCCCAGCACGTAGGACTCACTTGCTCTCATCGCGCCTCGCCTCTTCTCTCCATTCTAAGTCACGCACCACGCCGTCTTCCCCCGGATACCATGACTCGATTATCGCCGTGATACGTTCCTTTGTTACAGGTGGTTCCATCTCCAAACAAGTTCGCTGCATCGGTAGATACATCAATGGGGTGTGATAGTCGAATGCGTAAATATAGCGGTAGCCGATCAGGACGCGCTTCACTGCATCTTCTCCCATTCATCGTGAGTCATGCACCGTAGCGCCTCGTCAACATCAACGTCGTGCTCGTCAAGCCAGGCCAACAGCTCTTCCCGGTCCATGTTGAAAACATCCGGTTCCGGCTCGTCCGGCCCGCCGATGTCCGAAAGCGTCACGCCAGGGGGGAGATTACTCATCGTCCCTCCTAATGATGAACATTTTCGGCGGCGGCCCTTGGCAAACGCCGCGATCGTCATAACACGGCGAATTGGCTGGCAGTGTGTCCCCTATTTTCGCTGGCCGGTTCTCCTCGATTATCTTTTCCATCGCCTCGTTGACCGCTGCGCGATACCGCGCCTCCAGCGCCCGGAACGCACGCCGCCACTCCGCATCCTCAGCCGGCGTGGTCCGGTCAAAGGCGCTTCGCAAGAGGTTGATCATGTCGCCCGCTAGTATCCAAGTCGGTTGAGTGCCAGCGCGGTCCCGGGCTTGACTTTCGGTTTCGGCCATGGTAGGGTTCTCATTTTGTATGTTCTCGATGCTGGCGTTCGTGATCGGCCCCGTCGATGTACAGTTCGTGACGTTCGATCCTATCTGTCTGTTCTCATTCTGCGTGCGGACATTTTCGCGGTACTCGCGCTCCTGTTTCTGGGTCATCGGCGGATACGTGTACTCCGACATACGAAGTTCCCACCGCCAGTCGGACATGTCTGCGCCCATCTATTTCTCCTTAGACTATGTTTCCCGCCGCCTCCAGCGCGGCGCTCATGTCCCGCAAGGCGTCGTACCCGTCCTGCGACGGCCAGCCCAACGTGGACGGCGCGAACGGATAAAGAAATTCGCACTCCAGCGCCTCGCGCTCCAGCCCGCCGCGTTCCACCCACATCGCCTCGTGCGTGAGGGCGAGGCCGGGGAGGTAAACGGCTCCCCGGCTGCTTGCGGATACGGAAGATGTTCCCGGTTCTCCCGACCGGGCGGTAGGTCTGGTCATTTCTTCGCCTCGTTTCTCTTGGCGAATCTCTCGACCTCTTCGGCCCGGTAGCGGATCGTGCACCCGTTGCCGAGAAAGACAGGTTTGAGTAATCCCTGTCGTCTCCAGCGGAGCACGCTGCGCGGATGGACCTTGAACAGCGCCGCCACGTCAGATTGAGTAAGGAAGTCGCCGGGGTTCATCGGGTGGCCTCCACTTCGGCACGCCGGGTGCGGCGCGGGGCAGGATTAACGGTCGAGGAATCCATAAACTGCACGAAATAACCCGGAGCTTTCTTGAAGACCTTTGCAAGTTGGGCCAACGTCCGCCCATGAAGGTTCGTTCGTCTTCCCGCAAGTATCTCCGAAATTGTTGTTTGAGACAGTCCTGATATATCTTCCAATTCTTCTTGGGTCAAAGACCCCATGTGGTGTCTCACGGCTTCGGCCAGATTCATTCCGTCCCCTCCCCAGCCCGTCAGCGGTTAGCCGTTAACGATCTTACCGCAAGAGAATATCCGTTGTCAAGTGTTTTTTTCATCTTTTTTCTTGCAATCGTGTTTGTCTTGGAGTAATATCCGTTTGCGGATAGGCTCTAGTTGCTAGACGTTGAGAATATTTACCTTGTGCGTCCGAGAGAAAGGAAGGTCTAGAAAATGTCTTGTCCAGAAGTTCTGCTCAAGAACATCTTGAAGTACAAAGCGATGCTTCCAGGGGAATTACAGACACAGGATTCTATTGCGGAGCGTTCGGGTCTGGGCCAAACGACCGTGGGGGCAGTCCTGCGCGGCGGACAGCAACCGAAGATTGAAAATATCCCCAAATGGGCTAAAGGTCTATGCTGTACGGAAGCACAACTTTTGGCATGGGAGTCGGAAAATGGAGAGAACGCGATTTAGGATAGCGGTGCTCGTGGTTATCGGCGCGGTGGTGGCTTTATCCTGTGCTCCTACGGTTAGCCGCGCGCAGGTTCGGGGAAAGATGATATGGCTTGGCCAGTCGCCGGATAAAGTTGAGGAAGCCTTGGGAGCCCCGGATCAAGTAGGGTCTGGCATCTACGGGTGCCGATACGTCAATTACTGGGGCGTGATGCCCAGCCCGCGCACGAGCGAATGGGTCTACATCGAGGAAGACCAGGCGACTATCCTGTATTTCGACATTGGCGGGCTTCGGATGATCGGGAAGCTGCCGGCATCCAAGGTCAGCCGAAAATGACCCATTCTTGACCGTTCCTTGACCGCATACCGCCGGACGCGCCTGAAATGTCCAAATATGCCGAAAGTGCCGAAATGCCTAACCCTAGTCGATTCAAGTCACTTCCGGCAAGCTCCCGGTCTCGTTGAGGTTAGACAAACCGTCTCGGGGAGAATCGCACTCTAGAGGCCGAGGGTTCAATCCCCTCCAGCTCCACCAGTAAATACCATGAAATACTCGACTTGCGCAACCTGCCAGAATTGCCAGTTTGAAAACCTTGACCGTTTCTTGACCGTCTCATGGTAATCCGCGTCACCAGATATAAAAGGTGTGACGGTTATTGGCAGCTCAATTGGCGCGAACAGGGACGCCGGTTTCGCTCCTGCACGGGCACTCGGAACGCCGGGGCCGCCGAACAGATGCGGGTGAATCGGGAGCGCGACCTACTCAGCGGCGTGGCCGTGGGGACAGTGCGGGTGACGCTGGAGGCGTTCTGGAGCCGTTACGAGGCGTGGAGCATAGGCCGGAAGCGGGAGTCTACGCGGGGCACTGACGCCCATGTCTGGCAGCGGTGGGCCTCCTGGTACACGGGCGACGTGTCCAGAGTGCGTAGAGCGGACGTGGAAGCGTGGACAACACATCTACTCGCCGCCCTGAAGCCCAAGACGGTGTGTAGCTACCTGGGCCATCTTTCCGGTTTCTTCCAGCGGGCCGTGGAATGGGGCTACCTGTCGTCCAACCCTTGCCGTGGGGTCCAGCGGCCCAAAGTGCCCAAGGCACTCCCGATCTTCCTCGAAGCGAGCGAGATTGACCGGCTCTTGACCGCCGCCGACGGGAACTTGGACCTCGTCCGCTTCCTCGCCTTGGGCATCTTCGCGGGTCTCCGGTCGGGAGAGATCACCGCCTGCCGGTGGGAGTGGTTGGATTGGCAGCGGGGAACGCTGACGGTCGGTGACGTCCATTTCACGCCTAAATCAGGGAAACCGCGGGTTATCCCCATCCACAGTCGCCTGCGAATGTTACTAAAACCCTATAGAGAACACGGGTATCTTATTGCCCCCAAAGCACTTAGACGCATCCAACGTGGTCGGGTCAGTCTACGGAAGGCATTCTCCAGCGCAGTCAAAAGGGGTGACGTCAAACCAATCTCTCCCCATAATCTGCGGCACACGTTTGCCGCCTCGCTAGTCCAGGCTGGGCGGTCACTTTACGAGGTCCAGGCGCTACTAGGCCACAGCGACCCGCGAACGACGCAGATTTACGCCCACCTTGCACCTGACCGCATCAACGTCGAGTTTTAGCCCGTTTCTTTGCCCTCGCCGCTACCCCCATCATGGCGATCTCGCGTCGCCGCTCCGGCGTGAGCGCCGTGGCCCGCGCCAGGCCCGCCTTACTGTTGGCCGCGGAGAGTTCCTCCGGCGTCATGTTGGCCACGCGGGCTTTGCCGCCGGCAGCGCCCAGGAGCTTGGCGGCCGCCTTGCGTTCGGCGCGGGTCATGGCCGTACCTCCTCGTACCAGATTGCCAAGTTCAGGATCGCCTCCTGCGTCTCCATTGGGATGCCCGCGACCTTAGCATCGTGGACCGCTGCGCACGCCCGCTTCTCCTCGTGGCGCAGACGATGAGGCGGACGGCGACCGCCCCTGCGCGCCCGGTCGAAGGCGAGAGCTTCGCCCGCCGCGACCCGCTGGTAGTCCCGAACGTGCGTCCACTCGTGCATAGCGACTTCAAAGATGTCCTCGGCCAGCGCAAGTGCGTTCCGCCGCCACCATTCTCGCGGGTTCGGGATGCGGATGATGAACGCGCCGCCGTCCGTCTCGATCCAGCGGCCAGGGCGACGAGTCTTGTAACACTCCAGCGCGAGGCCGGACACACCACGCCGCAGCGCCGCGTTGACGATCACTACGACCTTGCTCGTGCGCGCCCCCACCTTGCGGCCCGCGACCGTAAGTAGCGGAATCAAGAGATTGTCCGGCACTTTCGTTCGGTTGTAGAGCTTCATCGCTTGCCTCTCCCTTCCCGTGCTGGCACCCCCGCCGAGGCCAGCGCCGCACGCGCACGGGCAATAGAAGTTTGCCCCTCTGACAGCATATTGATGCTGTCATCAATGAACCGACTCTCGATCCGCTGGTCATGGATTGCCGCGTGCATGTCGGTTAACTGTTGGGTCACAGCCTCCAGCGCCGCCGCCAGCGCGTCCCGCTCCGCAGTCAACCGCTCCCAATGTCCCCTGTAATCGTGCCTGCCCTTCGCGGCCAATTCGCTCATCGTCCCACCTCCTGCCTTCTATTCTGCCCGATACTCGTCCGGGCAGGACGGGCGGCAGGAACCGCCCCGAGGGTCAATACGCCGTGTATTCGTACTGAGCATCGAGAATCGCGGATTCCGCCTCCGCACGAGTAGGGAACAGACACGCCAGGAAATCGCCGCCGTGCGCTCGGCCCCACACACAAAAACCCGTTTCGACCATTCCCTGCAACGTACACTCCGTTCGCCGCCGCACCTCACAACGCAGATTGTCCCCGTACTGATGAAATGCGCGTGCCATAAATCGTAATCTCGCGTCGCTCAGCGTCCGTTCGACGCGATAGCGCGCGCCCGCCTCCTCAGTGATGATCCGTGATTTTGTCATCGCCTGCCTCCTGTTTTAATTTCTACCCAAAGCATACCCCTATCAAGGCGGTTTGCAAGGGAAAAAGAACGCGACAAAGACGATTTACTGTGAAGTTTCACACTTGACTACGGCGGTAGGCGGAAAGAAAAAGTCCCCCGCCCTTGGGTGAGCGGGGGCATCTTCAGGAGGTAATCCTACGGTGCGTAGGATCGTTAAGTCGGGTTGACTTTGTTGAGCGCGGCGCGCAGGAAAATCGCGGCCAGGGCCGCCAGCGCCACGAGGGCGGATTCCTGTATCCCGGGCGGGATTGCCAGGAAGTCCATCACGGGCTTGGCGACCGCCAGTACCAGCGCGGTCCATGCGGTTCTGCTTTTCCACAAAGGCTTCATGCTATTCTCCTTTCAATTCTGCGAGTCTTGCCCGAACCTTCTCCATGTATTTCGCTCGCCGTTTGTCAGCGGCGATGCTTTTCATGCTGGCCTCAAGCGCCTGTGCCAGGGCATCTTGAATCAGCGCGTCTTCGAGCTTCTCGAAGAAAACCGCCGCCTGCGGATTCTGCGCCTCAGCCAGACTCGTGAGCCAGGGTTTGAGTAAGTTCCACGTCGCCGCCGAAATTGCAGTCCAAGGTTCCATGTTATTCGACCTCCTTCAAGGCCACTTGTACGCCGTCCGAGAATCCGAGCAGATACCGTTGCGCGATTGCTAACTTCTCCTTGCCCGCGTAGGCGGAAATGAGCAGCGGGGCCTCAGCGCACACGCCGTTCAATTCCTCCAACGCGGCCTGGGCATCCGAATCGTCAACGCCCGCTGCGAGCAAAACCATGCGCACGCGGCCCGTAGTGAACGTCCGGGTTGAATCGGCTACGGCGACCGCCTTGATCTGCGCGTCCATCGCAACCTGCACTTCCCGGATCACGAGTTCCGGGTACTTCCCGCCGTTCACGAGCAAGAACCCACGGTTCTCGCCAAGTGTATATGCGGCCTGTTGCCGCGCCTCCAACTCCCGACTGAGCGCCTGTCCCTTGGGGGACATCAGTAGCGCCTCTCTCAAAGTGCATCCGCTGATTGGCAAAGTCAGCACGATCAAAAGGGCGAGCCTGTGTTTCACGGTTCCTTTTCTCCTTTCACGTCCACGATAATTTCATCCCACGTTTCCGGTTTCTTGCGTCCGAACCTCTCACCCAGCGACTTCCCCCAGCTCTGTACGAATTGCGGCGCAAACGCCTCAAAGAGCCGCATGGCGACCGCCAAGAGGAAACGCAGGAAGAGCATCATGCCGTCCACCGCCTTGCCGGAATCTTCCGGTCCCCGTCGTCGATATGCACGAACCGCTGGGTCGGATAGATACCCAACCCCGCACCGGGAAAACTCTCCAGCGCCTTCCGTGCGATGTCGAAAAACCACGCCTCGGCCATGTCCGCAGGTACGGCCACGTCCAGCGCGTGGCCCCAAGGTTCGCCATCGTAGGGGACGTGCAGGCTATTGGATGAACCCTTGTAGCCCTTGCGGATCAGCTCGTGTTGGTGGGCAAGGCAGCGCGTCCCCGAGTTGATGCCCAAGCCCGTCACCTCCAACCCGCCTGCAACCCGTGACTCATTCACCACGTATCTCAGCGCCTCAAAGATTTCCAACGTTGCCACACTCACGCGGTAGAGGCCGCAGCCACAGGGGCAGACCGTCTCCCACACTTGCAGATGGGGCGAGAGTTTCGTATCGCCCGGGACGCCAGTTGCGAGGACGGCAGGATTGATGAGCGTCATGGCTTCACCGTCCGCCCAACTTCAATCAGCGCCCATCCTGCCATCGCGATCTTGCCCAGCCAAACCGACGCGATGATGCCAAATCCCCACACGGCAATCTGCGTGTATATCTTGACCGTCTGTAGGTCTTTCTTGATGCCCGGCGCACCGTTGCCGTTCAGGTCCATGTCGAGTCTCTCGATGTGCCTCTGCATCGCTGGCATCGTGACCTCGACGATGGTCGCGGAATGTTCAAGCCTATCCAGCAGAACCGCGATACGATCCATCTGCCCTTCCAGGATGCAGGGTTTGTCGGGATTCGGACACTTTTCTGCGGTCATGGTATAACTCCCGTCTGATTCAACGTTTCGACTCCACCTTGTTCTATCGTGAGCCGGAAGCGTTTGACCGGCGTAGGCGTCGGGGTAGCGGTAAAGGTGGCCGTCGGCGTTGGGGTCGGCGTGGCCGTCGCCACGGGTTGCGAGGGTGCCCCCGCCGCGATGTTCAAGTTCCCCACCTGCGCGAAGCCGGTGTTCAAGCCCATGTCCCACACACCCCGCTTGCCCGGTTCCGGGAAGTAGGCGTTGCCTGACAGGTACGTTCCCGCCGTGCGGAAAATCAAGAGTTCACAATCGTATCCCGGCCCGCGGGGACCGTTCCAATTTCTGTAGCACAAATTGTTGGCGATGACGTTCCCGGCAGCCGACTCAGGAAGCCCGCCGGAAGAGACCACAATGCCGCTGTCGTTTCCATAGACGAGGTTGCCGCGCACGGTGCATCCGTCGGCGTTGTAGACATAGAGTCCTTTGCCCCAATTTCCATAGAGCGTGTTGCCCTCCACCAGTGCGTTGTTCGCGTTGAAGTCGATAGCGATGCCGCCGGAGTCCTCATGGCGGGGAGCGGCGGGCGCGGCGCACCCATAGACCGTGTTCTCTATCACGGTCCAGCGTAAAAACGGCGAGTTAAGGTTGACGCCCGCTTGCTCCCCATCATTTAGGTGAATCCCACAGGCGCCGTTGCCGCCAGCGCCCGGCGTACCGGCAAGCCGGTTACACCCGGAGATACGGTTGCCGCGAATCAGGCCCGTACCGAAGCCCCGCGTTTTCCACGCGGAAACCCCCGCCTGCCCGCAAGCCTCAATCGTATTCCCTTGCGCGATGAGGCGGTCCCCGGCAACCGTATTGAGAGAGTAGAGTACGCCCATGCCACCCACGTTTCGGATGCGACAGTCGCGCACCTCCAGCGTCCCGCCGCCCGCCGTGAACTTAATTCCATCGCTGAAAAAAGAAGCCGGGGACGTGGGCAGGTTCTGAGCACTACCCAACACGCCGGAGGTTACAACGTGTACATCCCGTCCCCGACTTAGGATTGCTCGATAGGCCGACCCGTCAAACGTACACCCGACAATCCACACGTCGGATGCGTTCGACGCAACGATCAGGTGAGCACCCGAATCGTCCGGCGTTACGGGTCCATGAGTGAACACACACGCCTCTAGTGTTACCCCACGGACGCCGCCGACCACCACCTGTCCCGTGTACGAGACTTGCCGGTAGAAGCCGGGTTGAGAAATGGTCACGGCATGAGCCGCCGAAACCGCAAAGAGAATGAGGGCGAATTGCCTCACGGCGCGACCGCCTTACCCGAAGCGTCCACTATCACGGCGGCGGCGTCTATCTGCGACTCCTGACTCGCGGCAAGGATGCGTTGCGCCCGGTAAATCTGTTTCGCGCCTGCCCGGTACACGTCCTCAATGGCCTTGTCGAGTTTCAGTTGCGCTGCCGCCGGCATGGCTGCCCGCACCCGCTCCAGCACGGCGACGGCGTTCTCCGCACCGAACTGCGGATGATTGAGAATCGCCTGCGCGATGAGCGGGTTGATATGCCGCTCGGGTTGCAACTGCGCGAACGCAAGCCAGCCCGCCGCGATGAGCAAGAGAACCATTCCGACTGCGAGAATAAAGCGTTGCGTTTCCATTTCGTCTCCTTACGGCCCGCTGGCCGGGAATGAATCGAGAGTTACTTGCAGATCGTAGTGATCGCCGTTGGCAGTCCCATTGCTGTTGTAGACCGTCAAGACATCGTTCGCCACAAAAGTATCCGTACCTTTGGCCGTGTTGTAGGCGTGAAAGTTTGTCGCGCCGGTGCTCGTGTAAGCCGTCCATACGCTTGCGCCGTTCTTGTAGACATAGATTGTTGAAAGCGCGCCTACCCTGCCGGTTAGACTGATGATGCTGCCATTTCCAGAAGCTACCCAGCCCCATGTATTCGAGCAGACAATCCCGCCATAGTACGCATAATCCCCGCCACCAAGAATTACCGGCTGGGTGAACGGCCCCACGTTCGTCACGCTGCCGGTGAGCAGCCCCGTGATCGTGGTGGTGTCGCCCGCCGCGTCGCCAACGGTCACGTCAGCCGTGAAGTTTCCCGTCGTGCTCGATACACCCGCTGACGCAATGCTGTCCGACGCTGTCACCTGCCCGGATGGATTCAGCACGAGTTGATTCGTGTTCGCACCGACGTACAGCGCCAACGACCGTTTCGTGCCGCTGCCCGCCGCAAGGCTCGCAACCTCCATCCGCGTCCCCGTGGTGTTGTAGGCCAGCGCGAGGCGTTCAACATTCGTGGTGGCCGTGGGCGTACCTTTGCCGAACACGTTCACAAAGACACTGTCAGTCGCATCGCCGTCGCTGGCGAACAGCGAAAAGATGGAAGCCCCGCCCGCCGTTGTATTCTGCAAGCCCTGGAAGTTCGTGCCGTAGCGCGTGAATCGGTAATCCTGCCCGCTACCCGCAAGCAGAAAGTCATCCTCAACCGCTACTTCAGTGGTCGTGCTGGCGAGAACCGGCGTGTTGACTTGGGCCGCGTTAACAGTCGCAGTCGCCACATTCACGTTGCCGTAGACCGTCGCGCCCGCCGCCATGAGGTTGGTAGTCGCCCGCACAACCGCAGAGCGGACGGTCCCCGTCGTGTTGTTCACCGCCCCAAAGACATTCAGCGCCTCGCCAGCAAGCGTAGTGGTCGCCGAAACCTTGGGAGCACGTACTTCCGCAGACACGGCAAGGTTGCCCTGGATGCGGTGCGTGGTAGTCGCCGCCCAAACCAGCAACGGTAGCGCCAGGAAGAGGAAGACCGTCAATGCAATCGCTTGTTTTCTTTTCATCGCCGCACCCCGTCAACATAAATGTATGGATAGTCCGCGCCTGCAACCGCCGTGCCCGCCGTGCTGTTTTCCGTAACCCGGAACGTCCCGCCTGACGCGGATACTACCGTCACGTTGCGCATTCTAAACCCGCTGTGGTAGACCAGCAAGGTTCCGGTCACGTAGCCAGAGGGAAATGCAGCGGCAAGCGTCGATGTCTTGAAAATATTCGATGAGGCATTGGTGACGCCCTTTTGCAAGCGCGTTGCGCCCGCGCCGCTCCCCGTCGTGCCCGCAATCGCGTTGAGGCAGTAGAGCAGCGTCGCCTCGATATCCGCAGCCCAGTTGGAATTGCCCGTGGTGTTGAACCCGTAGGCCATGCCGGAAGGCGACTGTGTTTTTGCGTCTGTACTTGGCATCGACTATTCCTTTAAGGCGGAGGCGGTCCGCCGTAATACTCGCCATAATGCAAACCCCAACCGGCAAGGTCCACGGTGCGGACCTGGGGGAAAGATAGATAACCTGCGATAGTTCCGGTTGTGCCATCCTTGGAATCAGCTCGCCATGCTGATAGCTCATAATCGAGGTGGTCGCATACTGCGCCCAAGGCATCCCGCGCCGTAGACGGTAATGCGAAACTCTTGCCAGTGCGGGTAAACGCCGTTGAGCCGAGATACGTACTGCCGTTGTTCTGGCGCATGCGCCACGTCGCATAATAGGCCAAGTCGGGGAATACGGTATAGGCCGTGCTGCTCTTTTCCGCACCCTCAATCACGTCGGTTGAGTTTTGCGCCACGAATCCTTTTTGATGTAGTCGGTTGCGATGCTCCCAAGTAAGTGTGACGGTCTGGTCAGCTGGTAGCGCGGCGGGATAATACTGCCCATTGAGTTGCACCTTGCCAGGCGGATAGGGCGCGCGCGAAATTGAAAAATCCGGCGTATTGACTTCCAACTCCGCCGCCATACTGGACTCCAGCACGCCACGCGCCGTCACTGGCAGAGCCACCATAAAAGATGTCGAGAGATGGTCAAAAGGTATGTCCACAATCGTGCCACCGCGCCCGACAAACCAGATGCGCGTACCGCTCGCGTGATCCATCGGCGGCGTATGGAATAGACCGCGTGTCACGTTCACAAGCAGATATTGCCCGGCCACGCTGGTGGACGTTGAAATGGTCTGGAAGGTCACGAACTCGATTGATTGACTATCGGGGAAAGTACCCCGCGAACCGATGATAGAGAGGTTCAAGTCCGCGCCATAATTGAACACGTTGGAGATGCGGTCCATGCCGATGCCGCCCTCCACCACCAGGGTGCCGCTTCCGTCCACGGGATTTGTGTCCACCACGTAGCTGCTCGCCAGGGTCGCGGTCGGACAGAACATCGCTTTAACGTCGCGGATGTCTAGGTCGCCGTCGCTGGTGGATGATAGGCCGATTTTAAAATGAGTGCATGATAAGTTGGGACGTTCGGCGCAAAAGATGATCCGCTCCTGGTCTGACTTTACGTCTCCGAGTTGCGCCATTACATTTTTATTCAGCCAAAACCAGAACGGCAATTCAAATGCGTCCTGATTCAGCACTGGCTCTGGACGGCGGACGGGATTCACCCAGCCGATACCCGGCACAGCGGCATAGATACTATCGGGCAAACTGAACACGTCTTGCGCGACGGCGATTACGATCTTGCCGTCCAGCGGCGTACCGTACTTGATGGTAAGCACCCGCATGACAATCGTCACGATGCCGTACCGCGCCCACGAGAACTTGAACACGTCACCCGGCGTCATGTCCCACGCCTCACGGTTGACGATAATCTCGCCGCGCCAGTACGGGTACGAAGTCTCTTTGATTTCCCGCGTGGCAAGTATCGCCGCGTTCGCCGCCGTGGTAATGCCCGCGTAGGTGACGGCGACGGATTCGGTACGGCCCTGCAAGGTTCTATTCGCCAGGTCAAACGCTTTCGCCGTGCGTTCGATGTATCCCGCCGCCCGGTCGATGTAACTCACGTTGACCTGGTTCGCCGTCTCATTCCATGCGCCCCGGCTCATGTTCGGCACTTCAATCGCGTTGGACTCGTCAAAAAGTTCCAGCGAGGCGACGGTGTAATCCGCCCGCGCCAATACCACGGTGATTTTGCCGGTGGACACGTCGGTATACAGGATGCCGCCCACAGTTTGCATGACCTCGTCCACAACCTCACGCGCATGGCCCCGCGTGTTCCACTGCATCGACATGCCGAGCGTCTCGGTAAAGAGCGTGTTGGCGGCGGCCAGGAATCCCGCGCCGTCAATGTTCGCAGCCGGAATGCCCGCGCCGTAGGGCAGCGTCTCAAGCGTCCCGTTGCGATACGTCGTGCCCGTCAACACCTCGTACAGAATCTCCATCGGGTTTGCATCGTCGCCCACCAGGTGCCGGGTTGCGGTCAGGTAAGCCGCGTTCGCGGTCCCAAAAGCGTTTGACTTCGGATACTTGCTGGCGACGCAGGACATGGGCCGGAGATACGCGCCCTCGCCAACATTGAAGCCGGTGGAATCCGACGGGCTGCCGTCAGCCTGCGGAGTCGGGTCGCGCCGGAATACCAGCGTTGACATGTGCCGGTAGTTCGGATGCAGGTTGAGGTTTCCCGTGGCTGTGTTCAGCCATGCCGTACCGTCCCACGCATAAATCGCGTTTGATTCATCTTCGATGGCGACAGTCAATCCTAAAGGTAAAGCAGTATCCGCGATTGCCACATTCCACGCACCCGCCAGCGCCGGTATGGGTTGCAACCAAATCATAAGATCATTTTCATGGTTAGCCCATGCTCCGGTTGCTGGCGAAGCAGGAATATATTCATCGCCGTGCGTTGGTGATACCGGCGGCGCGGTTTCGGTGATGCTCTTTACGTTGTATAGCGCATCAATCGTCGCCTCTGTCAGGTACGAGTTCACGGCCTGCGATGAGTTTCCATCCATGACATCGACGATGCCCGACACACCGCCGCCGAATCCTTTGTCGCCGAAGAGCGCGGTGTTGGCAATCGTGACTGTCCCGCCGCCCGCCGCCGTCCCCGTCCACGCCACCTTGTTCTCAAAGCGAATCTCGTGGACGTTATCAATCTGCCCCAAGCCGAGGCCATACTGGAAGGTAAGCACGTAGGAATAGTTTATGACTTGATCGCCAATCGTGTCTTCATCCGTGGACAAGTTGCCGTCGTAAATCAGGTTCGGCGAATCGAGCAGGCACTTGCCCCAGAATGTCGGGATGGTTCTATCTTCCGTCGTGGTCGCAACCCGGAAGTCGCCGAGGTTCGGCTTGGCCCCGCCCGCCGCCTTGGGCCGGAGTAGATAGGCGGCCCCTCCAAAGGCCGCGCTAATTGCCAACATGATGAAGATCGTCGCCCACATGATAGGCATTAGTTTAGCCCCTCAGTGTGCGGGTCCGTGCGCGGCACGAACGGGCAACCAACGTAATTCACACGATTGTCGAACTTGGAGATACACGTCGCCAGCGTGCGGTCGCAGGCCGCGTACAGGGTCAGGCTTTCCCCGGTGGAAAGGCTTTCGAAGGCATGCAGGAACGTGATCCCGGTGGACGTATGGGAAGCCACCATGCGATACTCGGTGGCTGTGGAGAGGCCGTAGCCGCCGTTGAAGAAGCCAGCGGCGCGTCCGGTCGCTCCCGTGGTGGTAATCAGACTGCCGGAGAGTGTATTGACTGTCACGTTATTCCGGTACTTGTAGCCGCTCGTCGTGCTGTTGGTGGAATCTTTCAACACTCCGCAGATGTCGACGTAGACGATATTGTTGCACGTAGCGCCATAATCGTAATGCAGCCAGTCGCGGTCGAGCAACGCCGCCAGCGGCTCACATATGACCTCGACTTCCGCGCCTTTCCAGTTGACGTTGCGGATGCGGCCCGTCCATGCTGTCACCGATTCGGCGTCCGCACGATGGTACGAATAAATTGTAACCGTGATTGCCGTGGTGGGTAAACTTGCTTGGAACAGAACCGCAACCGCAGCGTCACGTGGCAAGGCCAACGTCACGGTCGCTGCGCTCAACTCCTGTGTCTGGGAAATCTCCGAATGAATCGCGCCCGCCGTCGCAGTAAACGTCTCGCTCCCATTCCCAACGTCACGGGTAATATCCTCCATCTCTGACGTGTAGCGGTAGACCGTGCTGCCGTGCACGAATCGGTAGAGCCAAACAGGCGCGCCCGCCGCGGCGCTTGCTTCTTGGGCTTCGTATGTCATGGCACTACCTTCATCGGCGCGGCCACGTCCATGATGGTGTCAGACGCCCAGTGCATTTCTATTCTGTCCGCGTCCAGCCGGTACTTTTGCAGGAATGAAATGCAGGTGAACGACGCGGCGGTATAAGCCGCGCCCAGGGCCGAGTCAAGCGTGATGGTCTCTTGCGTTGCGCTGGAGGTGGACGCCGCGGAGATGCGCCGGAGTAACATCGTGCCGTCGGTTTTGACAAAGGCCACGTCGCGCATGTTGGTGTGCGCGTCCACGTAGTCGGCGTACTTGATGTTGGAAATGGTCGCAACCGTAGCGGCACTCGTGAGCGTTCCAATCAAGCGAATATCCTTTGTAAACGAGGGCGCGTAGAACGTCCCCAGCCGCCCGGTGACGGCGTGAAGCCACTGCCGGAAAGCCCATATCGCGGCGCGACCTGAAAGGCGCCAGCGGAAGATGCGCTCATTCGCGCCGAAGTCCGAGCGCACGTCATGCGCAACCTTGCCGATCTCGTTGTCCAATATCGTCTGCGGCCAGGTGACAGAATTGTCCAGCGGCTCAACGGCCTTTGGCACGGTCGCCAGCACGCCCACCGTCTGATAGAGCGTCGCGTAGGTGGAGGCGGTGACGGCGTAGTTATCATCGGCGCGGAAGTGTAGCGTGCCCTCGACATGCCCCGCGCTCACGTCCTGCCTGCCAACCGGCTCCGGCAGTTTGCCGAGCAGCGCGGGCATAACACGCGCCGCCGTTGAGTACGCAGCAACCGGCTTGCCAGCGGTGGATAGCGTGATCCCGCTGGAGGCAACCGCCGTGATCGGTCCGACGCCTTCGCGCTGTTGCCAATCAGTCCACAGGCAGGCATAGCGCCCGGTAGAGAATGATCTGTACGCCGTCGCAACCGGGATGAACGTAGCGCCCGCCGTAGTCGCCGTCCCCAGCGTCGCCGCGTCTGTCCACAGCGGAAACGCGAATTGCGTGTAACCCTTGCCGTAGGCCAGCGATTGCAATGCGCCGATCTGCTCGCCCGTCAAGGCACAGCCGAAGGTGAAGTCACGCGCCGGGACGGTGCGCAGTTTCCGCCGCTGCTCGCTCGCATCATCCGCTTCGAGCACGTCGGTTTTCCAGCCGAGCGTTTCAACACATCCCTCGGCTCGCCACTTGAATGGGAACACGTTCGGCGCGGTCATTAGTTCATCCCCAGCACGCGGCGGTTTTTCGAGATGACATTCAGCACAGCCTTTTCGCCAACGGGCGTCGCAAGCCAATCGCCGATGAACTGCCCTTCAAACAGGTTGATGTTGCGCACGTTGACGCTACTCTCGCCGCCACCCATGCGCTGCAAGCGGTCGAGCGGCACTACGGCTTCCGGACCGGATTCTCCGATCACGGCCAACGTAGGACGGCGCACGATGCCACCGGCGGCCAGCATGAGCGGCATTCCAATTGCCCGAAACACAGACATTACAATGAGCATGGCCGCGATCTGCGCGGCGACTTGGGCGATCCCTTCCAGAATCATTGCTGCGAAGGACTTAAAAGAGAACTCGCCATGAGCGAACGCATTCACGAGCGCAGTGCTTATGGCATTTTCCAATACACCGGCAACGCCTTCGGAAAACTTGCGAAAGGCTTTTGCGCTTTCCGCCAAACTCGCATCGGTAAACGGTGACGGCCCGGTCCCGCGCACGTAATCCTCGATGCTGCCCGCCGCGTCGCGCAAGGCTCGCATGTCTTGGGCAGCGCGCACCAGATTCAACATGCTCTCAATCTGAATGGCAATCCAACCGGCGTTCTCTTCGTGCAAGTCACGCGCCATTTGCAGCGCCCGAACATGATCCTCTTGCGCACCCGTAAGCGCGTTCGCCAAGTCGAGTTCATCTTGCAACGATTGGAGCGCATCGCCTACCGCCTCGAAATCAAGCGCCGGACCTTCCAGCCCTTCGCGCCCGCGCTCGTCAATCGCCTTCTGTGCAAGTGCCTCCTGCACTTTCTGGTTTTCTAATATTTCCTTCCGAGTATCAAGCCCCTTGGCAAGCCATACCCATTCGTCTTTCGCCCATTGCGGCCAATCAATATAAAGACCGTAAAGCGCCTTAGTAGTATCGTAAATCGCTTTCTGCGCTTCCGAGTTTTGTCCGAGCAAGGCGAGTTCACGTTGACGCCCCGCCAGCATATCCAGTATTTTCTTGCCGCTGTCATCAGCCTGCCCTACTCCAGCGGTGTCAGCACCGGGTACATTCTTCGTCAGGTCAGGCGGGCGCAAGACACCAAGCCTCCTTAGGATTCCTGATAGTATCTCGATGTCACGTATTAACGGGCCAATGATCGGTAATAGTTCGGAGAATTTAGCCGTGAGCTTCGTCATAAATTGCACTGCCCCGGCTTCCTGCATTCTGGTAAGTAAGTCTGTCCACTCGTTCAGCATCGGCAACAGTTTCTCTGCCATCATGTTTCCGAATGTGCGCGTGGACAATTTCAACTGTTCGATATTGTCGGCGAAGTGATCCGCCGCCGCCGCCATTTCAGTTGATACGACAAGGCCGAGTTTGTGTGCCTTCTCGATTGCTTTGTCCAAATCTTCGTTGAGAAGCGGGATAAACGTCGCGCCGCTTTTGCCAAACACCTTCATCGCCAGCGCCGTTTTGTCGGCGGCGTCTTTCTGCTCTCGGAATCTCTTGGAGATATCCTTGATTACCTGCTCTGTGCTACGCAGTTGGCGGTTGCCGTCTTGATAGGTGGTATGCAAGTCTTTGAAAGTTTGCTGCGCTTGTTTATTCCCATGCGCGGCCTCATACATGAGCTTGTTCATGCGAGCAAGACCTAACGCAAGCGCGTTCAAGTCTGTGCCTGATTGCTTTGCTACAAGGCTAAGTCCCGACAGGGTTTCAACTGACACGCTCGTGCGTTGCGCCATGTCATGTAACGCCGCCGCCGCCGCAATCGCCTCTCCGGTCATTCTTCCGACAGAAGCAGCGACGGCACTCGCGGCGGCAATCGATGAAGCCGCCGCCGCCGTTACGAATCCGGCGACTAGGGTTTTATTCTGTCCTATCCACTTGGCGAAGTTGGCTTCCGACTGAAACGCCTGACGAAACGACACGGCGTCTTTCTTCGCCCTGGTGAAGGCCGCTGAAAGGCTACTCGCGTCGCCCTTGATTCTAACTATCAGTGTCGCCAGCGTGCTCACGTCTCAATAACTCCGCAGCCGAGATAGAAACTGAATCGCGGTCCCGGTGGACGTTGTGATACATGGCGACGAGTTGCGCGTACCATTCGTCATTGCGTCCCTGTCCGAAAGGCTCAACGTCCGCATAAGCAATCCACTCCATCAATTGTTGACCGGACATTCCTTCCAGCATCGCGTCAACGTCAACGCGCCCAACAGCCAACGCTAAGCGGTAGGCGAAGCGTCGGGTTGGACTGTCTCGGAGTTTTTTGTTAACTCCTCCATGTCCTCTTTCGATAGACCGGCCAGCCGCCGCGCCACGGTGTACACGCGGTCAAGCGCCGCGCCGCTCTTGTTGCCCAGCGCCGCAACATCCGTCTCGCTGAAAAGCCGGTTGCCTTCATCGTCAACGCATGAGTACGCCACCAAGCGCGCGCGCGCGTTGACCATGTTGACCTTGGTGTCTCTGCCCTTGTATTCGACAAGGCTCGTCTCATACTGATCGCGCTCCAAGCCGTTGAGACCCTTGACGCGCACAGTCCCGCCCCACTCCTGTACCTCGACATCCTCGTAACGCAAGTCAGCCGCTTTGAGGATGTCATCCTTTCCGAGTCGCTTCACGATTACCTCCTATGTTTCGCGCGTCTTATGACGTGCTTCGAGTCAGACCGCCCGCGCCTTCCAGCGTGACGCTTACCATTGCGGCCTCGCCAGCCCCGCCCGACAACGGCGTCCAATTCGTCAGGAACGCATTTCCGTAGTAGCGCGGGTTGGTGGTGGACACCGACGCCGTCGTGCCGCGAAACGTGCACGTGGCCGCCGTGGACAATGCGAACATGGTGTTGAGCGCCACGTTAACGTTTGCCGCCGCCTCATCCGAATAAAACTCCAGCGACGCCGACCAGTTGCGGAACGATCCGAGTTTATCCCGGTAGGTATCCGTCATTGCCGTCACGTCCACAATCTCCCGGTCAACGGTCAAGTTGCAGGTCTTGAGCCGCGTGCTCAATGTCGAGCCGTTAATAACCACGTAATCTGCGTTGATTCTCTTTGCCATTGTATTTCTCCTTTGGCTATTGGATTCCGAGTATTACAGCAACGCGGGCCGTTGCGTCGTTGTCTGTCGATGTTAGCGTTACCTTCGCTTGCCACCAGGTGTCGGTGATTGAACCTGCAACGGCTGCCATCCATTGCACGTTTGTATTTGTCGCCGTAGTGAACGTTGCCCGCGTGGAAGCGCCCGTCATGTTGCTCGCGTCATCGCTCAGAATCTTGACCACGACGCTCGTAATGGGCGTTACGACACTCCAGATATGCAGCGCCCCGTAGATGTACTTGCCCGCCGCTACTGAGCCGAGTTGCGTTGCGGGGCCGGTGCTCGTTGTACCTGTGGATGCCGGGGTCGTGGTGTTAATCATCACGGTCCCACGTATGCAACGCCCGTCCACGTCGCCCGCAATGCGCGTGATCGCAGCCTCGCCAGCCGCACCATTCAACGGCGTGCATTGATTGGACAGGCTCTTGAAAAAGTACGCCGCGTTGCCCGTGCTCAAACCCTGCGGGATTATCGACACGATGGTCTCGGTACTCGCAAGCGTGTTGAATAGCGTCGGGTCGGTGAGTGCCATATTAAAACCGCTAATCACCGACATATCGGTATACGCTTCGCCGCTCCATGCGCCCGCGCGGTAGGACGCCAGTTTATCGCGGTAGGTATCCGTCATCGCGGTCACGTCCACGATTTCCCGCTCAAGCGGTAGGTCCACGTTGCGGAACCGCCCGCCCAATAGATACTGATTCACGAACACCTGAGCCACGTTGATGAACTTTGCCATGTTGCTACTCCTGTACCACGACCCTAAAATCCAGGTCCGTATTGTAAACCGCAAGAAAGCCGGACTCCGTTTCTAGGAGTACGGCATCGTCGCGTTCATCTTCCAGGAACATGCGTTCCACCGT